CTAGAGCCAGCCGCGCTCGACGAGCAGCACGCAGATGATCAGCACCAGCGTCACGACAGCAGTGGCGAGCCGCGCCGGCCAGCTCAGGCCGCGGCCGACCCACCACAGCAGCGCGCAATACATCAGCACGGGGACGACGATATCGAGCCGCAACAGATCCGGCGGCATGCGGCTTTAGCGCCGGACCGCGGCGTCGACGCTGATCGAGCCGCCGATCTTCACGCAGGTGCCGGTGCCTTCGACCATGTGGTAGCCACGGCCATAGGACGCGCATGCGCCCGCCTTTGCCGTCCCGCCAGCGCCCTTCAGCGGCAGGGTCTTGCCCTGCTGCGGCGGCTCGGCAGCCGGAAGGCGCAAGGGCTCTGCCGCGGCTGCGGACGTGGCCAGCAACGAGATCAGGATGAGGAGCTGTGTGCGCATGCGAGCGTTCTAGCCCGGCGAGGTGCGGCGCGCCATCCGGGTCGCACTAGGTGGATGTCAGATGAACTTGATCCCGGCCGACTTGCCGCGGCGCCAGACCACCTGGCAGTTCCGCCCGGTGCGGGCATCGCGCGCGAAGGCCAGCCGGATCACGCCCGGAAGCTGGCTTGCGTCCTCGTCCAGGGTGATCTTGGCGCCCGAGCTCGAGATGTCCTGGACCAGGCAATGCCGCGCCGCGAACCCGCCGTCGAGCGTGATCCAGGCGTGCTGCGACAGCAGCTTGCGGTCTGCGCGCTTCTTGGGCGGTGGCATTGGCGTGAAATCTCCCGCTCCAGCGCTACCTCAGGGAGCCCTAAGAAACCGTTGAAATCGGGTCCGAATCATCCCCTCGCCGGCGCTGTCCACGATTCCAAAAGACCGTTCCCGAACGGCTTGCCCACGGGCCGAAAGGACACTATACGTTCGCCCGCTGCAAGCCGGCGGGCACGACTCGCGCGGCCGCGGCCGTGCCGTCAAAAGCGGCGGGGCTTAGCGTTTGCTCCCTTCGTCTATCGGTTAGGACGCCACCCTTTCACGGTGGAGAGAGCGGTTCGATTCCGCTAGGGAGCGCCACCGCGCCAGAAGCGAAAACATTCCATAAAAAAATCAGCCAGTTACGGTGCCCCTCAAACCGCTGATACACAGTTTGCTACACACATCGAACATGGGATTTGTTCTCGCTGCGTTCACTGTGCAATAAAGCTCTATGACCGCGCCGATCACGATCAAGAAGCACGAAGTCGTCCCCGACACCGGCAGCTATGAGGTCCGCTTCGCGGACGGCCGGCCGAGCGTCTATTTCTATTGGGACGATCTGCCGGGCCGGCGACTTCAGCCGGATCTGCTGACGCGCAGGGAGGCCGAAGCCAGGGCCAAGGAGCTGGCCCGCATCGAGCTCGACAAGCTCGCCGGCGCCCGCGCATGAAGCACGCCGAGATGCGACCCTTCGCAGATCCGCAAGTCGCCGCGCGCAAGCTCCTCGAGCTCGCCGCCGGCGTCGAGCCGGTCGATGGGCGCATCCACATCGAGAAGATCAACGCGCCATTCCTCTCCAAGAACGGCTGCCAGGCGACGGGTGCCGAATTCGGCGCCGGCCTCAAATTTGCGATCGAGCGCGGCTGGCTCGAGCTGCACGAAAGCGGGACCTTCGTGCGGCTGATCAAGCCTGAGGCCCAATAAAAACGGCCCCAGCATACCCCTATGCTGGGACCGTTGGAGGTTTGCTCGGCGGTAATGGGGCGCTAAGCATCCCTAGCTTAGGAGGAACTGGCAATCAGGTCTGTCCGCTTTCGTACATAAGCGGTATGGTTCCCGTTCGGGAACGGAACTGATCGCAATGAAAGACATGCAGGCTCAGTTGGAAAAGCTCCGCACAGACGCCGCCGAGTGCGCCCTCACCCGTGACCTGGCGACTGCCCCGAAGAAGCGAGAGCTTTTTACGAAGCTGGCCGATCACCTGACGGTTCTCGCCTCAGAAGTTGAACGCGCAATCGCGGAGAGCGTGAAGCAGGCCTGATGAAGGCGGGCCGGGGCGGCCTTTCGAGGAGCCGATCAGGTCAGGGGCCGCCAACGGCGCTTTGACGCTCCGGGAAAAATCGGCAATACTCGCCGTATGGTTGCTCTCGATGAGATTGCTGATGCCAGCCGCCGCGAAGCCGACCGCGCGCATCGACTAAGATTAGAGGGCCTGGTCGAGGACATCCGGAAGACCCGCCAAAGAGAAAGTGGCGTGGATCAGAGAGCTGCTCGCCGTCCAGGGTGATCGCGCTGAAGAGTAGGCCCGCCAACTTGAAACAGCCTTACTTCCAGAACGTCAGCATTGCTAGCGCTACGACAGGTGTGAGCCCTACACAGATAATGGCGATACGAATTAGTATCTCGCTCCACATAGCACGGGAAAAAGTAGCACCTACAACCTGGTCGCACAATCCAAAATTGTGTGCCGATTGTGGCCCGCCAGCGTGAACCGGTGCACCGCGAGAATGCGGCCAGTGCAGGGCGAAGATCTACTCAAGCGCCGATGGAAATTTACGGGTTGACGTCCTTGCAGGAACCACGCGAGCGCGCGGTATTTGAATCGTCGCCGGCTCGCCGCCGAGCTGGCGGAGCGGCCCCGGCCTGCCTCAAAAGCCCCCCTGAAGCCGGGGCCGTCTCTCCGCCGTTCGTGTTGGAGTTTGCGTATGCGTTCCTCGCCCTCGATCGTGCCGACTGATCGCCTCGACCGCGACATCTATCTGGTCCTCGAGGACTTCGGCGCCCGCGCCGGCTGCGCCTGGCGCGAGACCGACGAAACCGACACCGACCTCGAGACTATCCTCACAGATCTCCTGTCCGGCCAATACGCCTATCCGGTCCGGATTGTGTGCTTCAATCCGGGCGAAGGCTGGTCACGGGACGCCACGTCCGACGTCGCTGACGCGCTGGCGCAGCGCGCAACTGATACCGACGCAGAGGTCCCATCCGCGCTGCAGAACTTCATCGCCGCCAACGCCACCAGGCGCTTCGACGTGCAGCTCGCGCTGCCGCTGCCAGGTGCCACTTGATGCCAGCCGGTGCAAAGCCGCACGCGGCCGTAAAGTGCACGACCTGTGACGACGTCGGCTGGGTTTGCGAGAACCATCTCGACCGCCCACGGGATGGCCCTCGCGCATGCACCTGCGGCGGCGCCGGCGCGCCCTGCCCGGCCTGCAACGCTCCGGTCGACGGCGAGGCGCCGCGGATGCCGGAGGGCTTCCGCGTGGAGGTCGACAAGGATGGTTGGCGGCACTGAAGCTGCGCCTAAAGCATCATGCTCACCAACCAGACCGCGAGCGAGCAGCAGAGCGCAATTCCAAGGTACGGCAATGCATTTGTCATCGGTTCCTCACTGACGAATTCCGATGCTGAAACGGGAGCGAGATTCGCATATTCGCGACCGCATGCCTATCTCGTTCGCATGTATCGCGCGTTCGAATTCTGCCTGCCCACCGCCGCCAAAGCCGTGCCTTCCGGCCCCGACTGGATCCACGAAATCAAATATGACGGCTACCGCTTGCGCGTCGAGCGCCAGGGCAAGGCCGTGCGGCTGTTGACGCGCAACGGTCACGACTGGACCAGCCGCTTTCCCTGGATCGTCGAGGCCGCGCTGAAGAATCGCGAGCAGCAATTCGTCATCGACGGCGAGGCCGTGGTGCTCGGCGTCGATGGTGTCTCGGATTTCAACGCGCTGCACTCGCGCCGGCACGATGACGAGGTGCAGCTCTACGCCTTCGACGTGATCGCGCTCGGCGGCGAGGATCTGCGGCCGCTGCCGCTGAGTCTGCGCAAGGCCAATCTGGCGCGGCTGCTGCGCGGCCGGCCGGATGGCATGTTCGTCGCGCCCTTCGAGCCAGGCGAGATCGGCCCGGACCTGTTTCGCGCGGCGTGCGGCATGGGCCTCGAGGGCCTAGTCTCGAAACGGCGCGACCGGCGTTATGGCGCCGGCCGGTCGAAAGACTGGGTGAAGGTCAAGAACCGGCAGCACCCGGCGATGACCCGGGTGATGGACGCGTACAAATGAACCCGCCCCCCGCTCCGCCATCACCGCAGCCTTGGGTAAAGCACGCGGTGGCCAGCCCCCGCCGATTGACATAGGATATTTCGGGAACTTTTGGCAATCGCGTATGCTTCTTTAATTTTGAGGAGGTGGCGCTTGAATGGACAGCTTCGGGAATTTCGCAGGCTGGAGCGGGCGTGCCGCGAACAGGCTGCTGCGGCCTCCCTTGAGATCGAGCGTGAAGCCTTTCTAAAAGTCGCCGAGGATTACCGCCGGGCGATCGAACGCTTACAGAGGCCGCATGTCCCCGACTCCCAGTAGAACGTGCAAATAAAAAGCCCGGCGCACCCCGCGACGGATCGCGGCCGGATGGCGCGCCGGGCTCGAGCCGCAAAACCGAGGGGACATTCGGTCAGGCGGCCATCGTCCGCGGGAGGTCAATCGCCGGACGAATTCGCAGGTGTGATGTCGAGGTAGTATTCGCGCCCCGGAACGAACATCGCGGCCGCATCGAGGTTGACGAACGACAGCTCGAGCTGGCCGGACGGCGTCGCTTGCCAGAACTTCGAATTTTCGTGGTTGGGATCGCCGTTCGCATAGACCGGCGCAAATCGGACACTCTTGACGAGGCACCGCTCCCACTTGCCGTCGACCTCCCGAGAGCCGTCATTGCTCTCGGTGACCGAACTGCAGACGAATTTCGCGCGCGTCTTTGACATTGACGTTCTTCCTTCTCAGTTGTTGCCGGGAAGCCGCCCGGCGCGGATCTCAGGCGATCACGGCCGTGGTGTGCCAGACCAGCACGCTGGCCACGATCGCCGCCACGATCGCGGCGCCCGCCAGCCAACCGACCGCCGTGGATGGCCGCCGCCGCGCCTCGACGATCGCGCCCCACAGCGACAGCAGCGCGATGACGATCGCCAGCGCGACCAGGAGCTTGATGGAGGCGACACCGAACACGGCTTGATCGAGGCCATGGCGCAGGATCTGCGGTTCGATTTTCATTTCAGCCCCACCGTAAAAAAGTGCGAGGCAACCCAGAGCAGAGCAGCGCCGCCGCCGCTGCCGAAAATCAGCCAGTGCACCCAGCGCCCCGCCTTCACGGCGCCCTTGACCTGCTGCCGCGCCTCGATCACGCCGTCGACGATCGGCTTCATGAATGCGATATCGGAGATCGCCGCCTTGACCTGCCCCTCGAGCGTGCGGATGTCGTCGACGAGCCCCTCGATCTTTTCGTAAAGGGCACGCCGTCCCTGCGAAGCCTTTTCGTCCTGGTCCCGCCACTGCTGCGTCAGCGTGTTGACGGTGACCTGCAGCCCGCCGATCGTCCGCGCAAAATCGCGCAGCGCCGCCTGGATCGATTCACTTTCCGTCATGGCCAGCCTCGCCGCTGTAGCTCTGCCGCACGCCCTCATACCAGGCGCGGCCGGCGCCGATCCGGTCGTTGGCCTCTTTCAGCGCATCGCGCGTGCGCGCCAGGCGCTCACGCGCATCGCTATTGAGGCTTGCGGATGGATCGCGCACGGGCGCGAAGATCTGCCCCGATGCCGCCGGCAGATCCCGCTGGAGCGGGGCAGGCAGCGGATTTGATGCGCATCCCGCGCAGATCGTCACAAGTGAGACCGCAAATATTCGGCTTGCCGCTCGCTGCCAGCGCCTCGGCCCGCTTCCGCAAATCGTCGACATAGGCATCGGTCCCCGCCCTTTCCTGCTCTGCCTGTTCCTTGATCGCCTCAGCCCGCAGCGCGGCGTCGCCGGCCGCCCGGCGCGCTTCGGCCGCGTCGGCATGCGCGGCCGCGAGCTGCGCCTCGAGCGCCTTCTCGCGCCAGGCGCCGTCCGCAGCCGCATAGCCGGCGTTGTAGAGATGCACGCCTGCGGCAACGGCGCTGCCGCCGATGAGCAGCGCGATCACGCCGGCGAGCGCCGCACCAGCCCAGAACGGCGACAGCTTGACGCCGGCGAGCCCGAACAGCCGCACGATGATCGAGATGACCGCGCCGCTCATGTGTTCTTGCCCGTGCGGTAGTCGGCGACGCGCTTGATCTCGATCTTGTGCGCGACGACCCAGATCAGGACGCCGAGGCCGGCGACGATCGCCAGCACTACGACGCCGGCGAGCAGCCAGGCGATCGCCGCCGGCGGGATGCCGAGCCCGCCGACCGCGTCCCGCGCGCTGGACACCGCCGTCGCCTTGTCGGTCAGCCAGGCCAGCACGCCGCCGCCGCCAAGCACCGACGAACCGCCGAACAGCTTGCCGGCCCAGCCCTTGATCTGGTCGGTGATCGCGATCGTCTGCACGCCCTGCTCGCGCAGATCCTGCGTGGTGGCACTGGCGCGTATCTCCGACACCTGGCGCGGCTCGGCCCGCGCCATCGCCGCCAGCAGATCGTCGTCGATCCCAGGCTTGAGCGGCAGATCATGCTCATGGCGAAACGCCAGGATCGCCGCCTCGGTCCGCCCCTTCGGCACCAGCTGGCCGTCGACGGCGCCGGTGTCGTAATAGCCAAGCTCGCGCAAGCGGGTCTGGACCTGGACGACCAGGTCGGGATCCGGCGCCGGCGGCATCGCCTCGAGTCTAGCGTGCTCGTCCGGGTGATGCGTGGCGAGGCCTTTTTCGAACAGCCTCGCCTCGGTCTCGCGCCGCGCATAGAGGCCGGAAGTTTTCGGCCACAGCCGCTGCATCGAGCGGATCAGGCCGGGAATACGGGCAAGATCGCCGGACGCGACACAGGCCCGAATCTCCCGCATCTCGGCATAGCGCGGCGCTCCCTTCACGAAGCCCGCAGCGTCGCGGTTGAACGCGATCGAGAACAGCACACCCTTGCAGTCCGGTCCCAGCGCACCGGCGCCGGGGCAGTAGCGCTCAAGGATGGCGAGGTAGCGCGGCAGGTCGTGGTTGCAGAAGACGTCGAGCGCGACATCCCAGGGAATGTCGATCTGGCCGCGCGTGGCGCGCGAATAGCTCGCCGCCGCATCCCCGCGCTTGCCGGAGGCGCCGAGCAGGATGCGCAGCATGCCGGCATCGACCTTGTCGCCCCAATCGACCTTGATCTGCGCCCGCGTCTGCGTGCCGAAATCATAACCGATGCCGCCGGTCGGGCCGCTCTCCTCGCCGGGATATTCCAGTACATGGCGGTATTTCCGCTCATAGACGGCCTGGCTCGTCACCTCGGAGGCAACGACGAGATCGAACGAGGCATGCGAAATGCCATGCAGGTCGAGCATGCTGGGAACCTTTCGGAAGTGAATAAAGGCCTGGGGATTGCGCGAGGAACACGCCGCAAGCACAGCTACCGGCGCACAGCCTCCGGTTGACACAATCAGCGGTTTGGTGTTTGGCTTCCCGCTCGCGTTTTAGGAACGAGCGGCCATGTGGATGATTTTGTACGCTTATCTTGCGATCGGCCTGGTGGTCGGCTGTATTGCGACGCTGAGGAACCGCTCGATTTTTCGGTTCGGTTCATTTCGGGCCGTCCGCGCGATCGCGCACACGATCATCGTCGGTCTGCTTTGGTGGCTCCTCGGCCCGCTCGCGCTCGGCTTCGGTCGGCGCAAGTATCAGTGACGCACGTCACCCTCTCAGTGCGACGACAAGGCCGGAACGCTTCCCGTTTGACGCGGCATTGAAATAGAGATTCAAAGTCCCGCCGGAATCCACAGCGCCGGCGATCGTCGCAAAATGGTAACCCTCCGAAAGACGCCTGCAGCCCGTGGCGGGGCATGGTTTGATCGTGTTGACCGTCGCGGAAACTTCGGAAAACGCAAACATGCCATCTTCAGGCGTGGAAGCATTATCAAAAGCAACGGCAATATAGACGGCCAGGCTCGACGACGGCGTATAGCCGGAACCTGCGACTGACGCTGTAACGGCCTCATCGGACCAGGTCAGGAATTCGCAACGCACCTCGCTGTTGAATTCGCTAAAGGCCGTTGTGATAACGTTCCGCGTTGCCGTGATGTGATTTTGCAGCCCCTTCAAGCCGCGATTGAACCACGACAACACGAACGCCTGCGTCGCGCTGTCGACCCACGCCGGACCAGTGACCGGCCGCGCCATGCCGACCAGGGTGCGCGTGTTGTCGCCGCTCTTGATCTCCGTGCCCTTGTTTCCTGCAGTCGTCGACGTCGCGTGACCCGTCGTCGACGCCTCGAGCGTCATCGTGCCGGAATTCATAAAGGCGTAGATGAAATAGGTTGTCGCCGGCGTCAGCCCGGTCGCCGCAAGCGATACCCCCGCGTCCGGAACAAGCTGCGGCACGCCGGCGATCGTCAAGACGTTTCCATTAAAGGGCGCGAGCACGAGATTTCCGCCAGACAATGTCAATCGGCACTGTCCGTAGGTCTGCGGCACGCCGAGATTGTCCCTCGCCGTCGATTTGTTAGACAAATCCGAGAGATTGTTCGCGCTCGACAAATCGCCGGCGCCAGGCTGACCGACGACGTTAAAATTCCAATCTGCGAGCGTGCCGCTGCCGTTGATCCTGTCGACGTCTATTGTCAGCGTCGTCCCGCTATAGGTTGCAAGGCCCTCCATCCAATTGGCGGTATTCGCGGCCGAGCTGGCGCGCACGCGCGCGCCATTGGTATAGGCGAGGCCGGCCTGCGTGGTGAATGCCCTGGAACCTACTCCGATCGTCCGCGATGTCGTCGACGTGCCGCCATAGCCGGCACCATTGGTGCCGTTCGTTCCCGCCGCTCCGGTCGCGCCAGTTGCGCCTGGATCGCCCTTGCTGGCATTGACCATCCAATACGTCGGATTCGGCGCTGCGTGACCCGCCCCCGGCGTCGGGTTGATCCAGATATAGGACGACCCGGCATCACTCATCACGTCGCCGAGCGAATACGTTGTCACCGCGTTATAGGCGCCCGTAAAATTGAGCCCCTTATAGATGCCGAGATATGTCCAGACGCCGGCCGCCTTGAACCAGGTCTTGCCCGTGGTCGGCTGGAACGCATATTGCCCGTCATCGCCGAGTGATGGATCCGGCTCGGTCAGGCCAACATCGACGAACACGAAAAAGCCGGACGTATTGAGCGCCGCGACCAGGTCATTGACGCTCTGCATTGCCTGCGCGCCGGCAAATCGCTGCGGCGAGACCTGCCAGATTTTATAGGCAACGCTCGCCTGCGCCCCGCCGCCCCATGGCGGCACCACAAGATGATTGACGTCGGTGACGTCCGAAATCACGCTTTGGAAATTGCCGATCTGCAAGATATCGCCGGGCCGCGCATTGGTGCCCGACCAGATCGTGCCGACGCCGGTAACGATAGTCCCGCCCGCGGCTACGGAAACCGTGCCGGTCGAATAGCTGGAAAGTTCCGTCACTTTTAGACCCCCAAGATTGCCGCCGGCGTTGCGCCGAGGCCCTCGAATGCGCGAAACCCGTCCGGACGCTCCGGAATTGCGGCGAGCATCTCCGCGGCTGTTGCCGCGCCCTTCGAGGCGTCGCGCAACGCCTTGCGGTAGGCGATCCACTCGGACCGACCCCACTCGGAGATCGGAAAGTCTGGCAACACAAACTTGTCGGTATCTGCGAGCTCGCGCTGCACGGCGGCTCTGACGGCCGGCATCGGATCCGGCGCCGGATCCGGAAATTCCTTGGCGACAATCTTGAGCGTTGCCGGATCGACGCGCTGCACCCGCGCGTCGATTGGCTGATTGTCGACGATCAGAACCTTGCAGCCCTCAAAATGACTGAGATCGAACCCGTCACCATGATCCGCCCCGTAGCCGTAGGACATGATTTGGCCGGTTGTGACGTCATAGTGAATATTCATCGCTTCACCGCCATTGCGAAGATATTTCCGCCTGCCGCGATGTAGGTTGCGGCCGCTCCGGAAAAGCGAGCGGAGATCGGCACTGTTATCGTGCCTCCGGTCCCCGTGATGCTTACCGAGCCGCTCAAGAGAACGAGCGCGAGCTGCCCGCTCCCGATCGTCGAGGTGTAGCCATCCGCGGGCGACCCGTTCAAAAACAAAACGAATTCACTAGATTGATTGCCTGTCGACCCGTTGACCCACTGAGCATGTAGATTTGCGTAGATCGGAACGACCTTGCCGGAGAGGCCCGTCGTGTCGATGCTCAAGTTAAAGCTGAAGAACAGTTGGTTTGAACCGTTACCATTTACATTTGATCCCAACGTCTGCACGGCCGGCACCGTCGCCGCATTGTCGGCAATGCTCAGGCTCTGCACGCCAAGCGCGCCGATCACACCCGAGTCTGACGTGATGGTCCCCGTAGCAATCTTTCCGGCCGTAACGGCGCCGGTCGCGATATGGCGCGTAAATATGCCGCCGTCGAGGTAAACATTTGCGCCGTTGATGCCGATCGCAGCGACGCCGTTGATCGTTCCGACCGTAAAGACGGGCAGCGGCGCGTTGCCGTTGTAGCCCGGCAGCTGGATCTGGAACTTGTCGGCGACGATCGTGAACGTGGAGACGCCGGCGCCGCCATTGACCAGGTTGAAGCCGGTCGCATAGCCGTTCACGTTCAAGGTGACGGCGTATTGCGCGGCGGCGTAGTTGTCGAGCGTCGCGATCGCCGTCGCGCTGTTCTCGACAAAGGCCGTCGTCGATCCCCACGTCGCCGTCGCCGTTGTCGAGAAAGACGCAAACGCAGCCTCGGTCGTCACAGCGACGGTGCGGACGTCCTCGATCTCGGCAAAAGCCGCCTTCGACCTGGCCGACAATTGCGACCTAACTTCTTTCTTGTCCAGCCAGTTTCCCGCGTCCTGGTTTGACGCGATCGCCGCGATACGGTTGAGCGCGTAGTCGATCTGCTCCTGCAGCGCGTCGCGCAAGGTCGTCACTTGCGCCGTCAAGGCCGCGTCGAATTCGGCCAGGGAAAACCGCACGTCCGGCGTCGTGACCGCGATCCAGTCGGACCACAGCATATCGCGCGGCGAGCTCGGCACGTATTGCGCCCTCACCTCGTAATCGGTCGCCGGCAGGATCGATTGCGTGATGATAAGATTTCCCGCGGTCGGCCGATCGGAGCGGCCGCGCGTGACGCTCGAGCCGTCCGCGGCGAGGCGCACCTCGAATTGCACCGCCGAGATCCCCGGCTGCACGCCCCAGCTGATCAGGATCGCAGGCCGGCGGCCGATGCCATCGGAATCAACCAGCGTATAAGGTTGCGCGGCGAAACTGTCGATCGCTTGCGGCGCCGGCGGATTGGAGATCGTGCCGCCGCCTGTGACCGGCGTGAAATCGGCGTCGGAATTCCAGTCGTAATCGGACGGATCGACCTCGGTCAGGCTCAGGACCGCGTCCAGGTTGGCGCGGTCGACCATCGCGTCGACGCGAAACTGCTTCGCGCTGTAGCCATTGCGCGCCGACGTCCATTCGCCGACGTCGCCAGGCTCGACGATCCAGAACGCCGGCGGCAAGGTCAGCGTATGCGTGCGCGCGCGCTGCGCCTCCTCGATCGCCGATTTTTGCAGGCGCTGCACCTGCTCGGCGTAAGGCACGAAATCGAACGACGGATTTGCCATCAGCCGGCGATCGCCGTCGCGCGCCTCGAGATCGCTGCGGTAATAGGCCGGCGCGGTCGCCGTGTTCCAGCCCTGCGCCGGATCCGGATAGGTCGCCTGGATCCCGTTCACGCTGTCGGCGAGCGAAAAGAACGGGCGATAAACCTGCGTTTCCGTCGAGAGAATGTCGCTGTCGGAAAACGTGAACGTCGGCGAGTCAGGCGCGCCGAGGTGGATCTTGTAAAAGCCGCCGATCTCCGAGATCCGCCCCTGGCATCCGGTCAGGATTGCCTCGATCGCGTTCGCCGTCTGCGCGTTGACGTCGATCTGGCCGCCAGTGCGGTAGCTCGGCTCCGGTCCATTGGCGCCGATGACGGGCGAGCGGCATTTCTCGATCTGCACGATCCAGTTTGCCACGGGCAGGCGCGCCGCGGCCGTGCTCTGCAGGCCGTAGAGCCAGGCGCCGCCGTAAGAGAAGCCGCGCAAAATGTTGTAGATCTGGACGGCCGGGAAATTATCGCCGTCGCCGCCCCAGGTCGAGGGAACGCCGTAGCGCTGCGGTCCGGATCCGCCGACCGTCGAATCCCTCGACGGATCGTAAAGCGGCACACCCGACAGCTCGAATTTGAACGTCGGAAAGCCGTTCCACAAATTTTCATCGTTGAAGGCATGGACGACCGCATAGCAAACGCCCTTGCCGACATGCGCGCTTGTGTAGGGACGTTCGGCCGAGTTGCACTGCGCGACCGTGAAGCGATCGGCCGCGGTCTGAGTCCCGTCATAGAACTTGACCCACAGATGCGGCGTTGGAGAACCTTCGCCGTTGTGCGGCCGGATATATTCCGGGATCGGATAGCCGAGATCGTCGTCGTCAGTCCAGGACGTATAGTCAGCCGCGCCGGCCGGCAGCGTCACCCTGGCGCCGTTGACCCAGAGACCGACCAGGCGCTCGCCCGGCAGGTCCGACAGCGCAATGACCTGCGTCAGGAAGGCGTTCGGCGTGTCATAACCGGCGCCATGCGTGTTTGCGTAGACCAGCGAGCCGGCGGTTAGATGATCGCCGAGGCCGAACGATCGAGGCACGTCGCCGCCGCCGGCGAGCTGCCCCTGCACACCGAACGACTCCTTTGCGCTCGATTGTGGCTGCCCCGTCAACGCGCGCACAGCGTAGGACGCCGCCAGCGCCAGGCCGCCGGCGATCAGCGTCGTCGCGATCGCGCTGCCTGCAAAGAACGCCGCCGAGATGGCGGCCGCGATCGTGGTGAAAATCGCCACTAGAGCGCCTTCAGGAAATGCTTTTCCGCGACCGCATAGCCGCGGCGCAGATACAGTTTCGCGACGAGGGGATCGTCGCCCATGCCGGCCATGCCGGCGAATTTGCAGCCCTTCGACGCCGCCCAGGCTTCATAGGCGTCAAGCATGCGGATCGCAGCGCGGCCGCGATGCGCTGGATCGATCCACCAGACCGTTTCGGCGGAGATCCAGACCGGACCAAACGGATGCTCATAAGCCATTGCTAGCAGAAGGCCCTGCGCGGTCCCGTTGACGTCGTGGACCAGGCAGCAGGCGTTCATGTTCATCATGTCGTGATGCCGCACAAACACCCGCTCGGCGTATTCCCGCAGGAACGGGACGAAGAATCCTTCACCCTGCCGCGCAAAGCCGGCGGCATCGTGCGAATCCCGCAACAGCTCGATCGCGCGCGCCGTATCGCTGCGCGCCCCTGGCCGGATCATCGGAAAAACCCGGCTGCGCGCGCCGCGCCGATGATATCGAAGCCCCCGCCCGTCACGCCGAGCCGGCCGGCGCTCTTGCCCCAATATTGCTGCCATTCCGAAACGGTCGCGGTGTGGAGATAGAAATCGTCCGTGCTCAAGCGCAGCTTTTGCGATGCATCGGAACGCGTGTCCGGGTTGGACCGGGTCAGCTCCTGCGTGTTGCCGGTGCAGGTCAGAACGACGTTGCCGTCTTCACCTTCCCTCGGCGTTGAAATCGGCGCCTCGTCGATGGTGCCGGCAAAACGCGGGAACGCCGGCGCAACCATGGCGCGGGTCGAGGCATCGAACAGGCCACGAAACACCTGCACTTTGCCCTGCTTGCAGTCATAGCCGCGCATGAGGTCGTTGATGCGGTCGGCCGCCTGCGCGAGCGTCACCGTAATGGTCTGCACCGTGAGGTTTGAGACCATCGGGATATCGGAGATGGAGATCAGCCCCGACGCGCCGGCAAATGTGCGCATCACGGTGCTACCGGTCTCTGGGTCGATGACATCAGCCGAGATCGTGCCGATATCCGACCAATAGCCATCCGTCACCGGGTTGCCCGTGACGAGATCGCGGACCACGAACCACACAAAGTCGCGCGCGATCAGGCGATGACCCTGCAGGGCGGAATAATTGCCGGCGGACAGTGCGCGCGTCATAGGAACTGGACCGCCTTAAAGCTGACCGTGCTGTCCATCGGGCCAACGGTAGCGGTCGCGACGGAATCGGGCAGCAGCGTGAAAAGCCCCTTCGGCTGCTTCAGCGTGATGGCCGCGCCGGCAGACCAGCCCGAACGCACATGCGGCCGCACCTCGAACTCCGCCGTCAAACCGGCAGCGTCAGCCGTGACAGCCTCGACGACCTGGTGCAAGGCGCGCGAGCCCCCGTAGGTAAACGAGAGATAATCGCCAACCGACAACACCGTGCCGGCGTCGAGGCCGCTGATTCTGATCGCTTTGCTGTTCGCATTGACCGACTGCAGGGCGCCGGTATCGCCAAACACGCCGTCCGGATGCGACTTCGGATAGGGGCGGCGAATATCGCCGGCCTCGAAAGCGTTGATGACGCCATCCAGGGAGTTGAGCTTTGCCTCGAGCGTCAGGGCGTCATCGTTGGGCAGCGCGACCGTGGTGTAATCGGCCAGCCAGAGCGCCGACCCCAGATCCTTGCCGATCGTAACGCCGCTGGCGAGCCGGCTGTATTCCTGCCGCGCGACCAGGCGCAGCGACTGGCTCGCGAACAGGAATGGCGTGAGGATATCGGTGCGTGGAAAGGAGATGCTCACAGCCGCCTTGACCTTGCTTTGTTGCCCGCCGCACCGACATGCTCGACGAATTGCGGGCTGCCGGCATAGGCCCTGATGCCCTGCGCCGTGGTCGCCTGCGAGACGTCCTTGACATAGGCCTGCAGCTTGCCGTCATCGTCGACGGTGACGCCGACCTGGACATGCACGCCGCTCGGCGCCGCACTGGAGCGCGCCATCGCCATCGAGACGTCGTGCGGAATGACTTGCGTGCCGGACGGCAGGTTGAGGATCTCGCCGCCTTCCTCATTGACGACCGCAGGTCCGCCTGGGGCCGAATTGGTGCCGCCGGCAAACATCGGGAACGATAGCCCGCCCGTACCGGCGCCGAGGTCGCCTCCCGACCATGACGCAACGCTACCGCTGCCGGCCCCCCCGCCGCCGCCGAGCAGCCCCAGCAGCCCGCCGCCTCCTCCGGAGCCCCCGAACGCGGACTGCCAGAGCTGGTCCGCCGCCATCTGCACCAGCTTGTCGGCGATCTTGCCGAGTGCCGAGAGCCCGGCATGCTCGAAGGCCTGCATGGCAGTCTCGCCATTACGCACGTTCTGGCCGACCTCGGTCCAGAAGCCGCGATTGACCTCCTGGCCGAGATCCGAGAGTTGCTTAAGGGTCTGATTGAACCGCAGTTGCGAGGCCTGCGCGCTGTTGAGCGCCTCGGCAACGCTGCCATAGGCGCCACGCAGCTGCTGCGCGATCTGCAGATCCTGCGGACCCAGGAACGCAGTCTGCCGGTTGAATTTGATGTCGGCGTCAACTTTCGCCCGCGCCAGCGCCTCGGCGGCCTGCCCTGCACGTTCGGCGAGATTATAAAATTGATCGGCAAATTTCTCGAGATCCGTGATCCCGGCCTTCTGCGCGGCATCATAGAGCAGTGCCTCGGTGCGCGCCTGCTCCAGCGCGGCCGCGCCATCGCCCGCCGCATCCGCTTCAGCCTTCATCTTGGCGATGTGCCGCTCGATCGATTCGGTCTGTCGGTCGACGGCGTTGCCGCCTGACATATCCGGCAATACCGTGCCGTTACCTTGATTCAGCGGCGTTACCCGAAGTCGGTTCGACGCGGCGTCGTATCGCTTCTGCAGGTCCTCGAGCTTGCGATCGACTTCCGCCGTCGTCAGGTCCTCCGGCAGGCCCAGCGCGCCGGCAAGGTTGGCGGCCCTCGCACCGGAAAATGAATTCATCTTGGTGATCTCGCTCAACGATCCGCCGAGCGCCTCAACCTGCTCACGCAGGCGATAGACGTCGTTGATCTGGTCGTTGAGCTGCGACGCCGACATCTGACCCTCCGGCGTCAGCCAGCGGCTGACGGACCCGGACACTGAGCCGATGCCACCGAGGATCTGGCTGGCCAGCGTCGCCAGCTGTGTCAGGAGCGGCAGGATCGAGGCCATCGACGCCTTGAACTGCAGGTCCCAGGTCGCGACCGCCTCTTTCCATTGCGCGTTGAACTCGCGCGCCTTGGTGATGGTCGCATCGTCGATGATCACGCCGAGATCTTGCGCGCGCTGCTTGAGCCGCTCGAATTCGTCCGCGCCCGCCCTCAGGAACGGGATCCACGATGCCGAGACACCAACGATCTGCGCGATGCGCTGCTGCACCTGCGGCGTGGCGCCCTCCATCAGGCCCATGATCTCTTTCAGGGCCGTCCCCGCCGTGATCAACTCGCCGTTGGTCTGCTTGATCGAGAGACCATTTTGCCGAAATAGCTCGCCGAACTCGGTCGTTTTCTGGCTGGCCTGGCTGATGTCGGAGGCGATCTTGTCGAAACCGGAAAAGAAGTCCTTGTCGGAGATGCCGCTCGCGCGCGCCGCGAACAGCGACGCCTGGAATTCCTTGACGCTCTCCCCGGCAAGGTCCGCCTTGTCGGTCAAGTCGACCAGCTCCTGCGTCTGGCGGCCGACATAATCGTAAAACGAGCGCAGGCCCTGGACCGCCGCAATCACAGCGACGCCGACGCCGGCGATCGCCAGCGCCATCTGCGCGGCCGAGGCCTGCGCCGATCCCGCCGACGTGCCGGCACGGTCCATCGCCGACGAGAACTGGTCGGCGCCGGAGGTGTCGCTGTCGATGACAAGCTCAGTAACGACCTGAGACATCACTCGGCCTTTTCGGACATGATCTTGCGATAGAGATCGTCAAGCTCCTCGATCAAACGGATCTCGAGCGACATGAACCGGAGCCCGGTCAGGCGCTGGAAAGACTCGATCTCGAGGAAGCTGATTGGACTGGCGCCGAAGCCGGAGGCGCGCCGCGCCCCTAGCCTGGCAAAGGCATTCCAGACGTGCGCCAGAGCCGCAGGGCACGGCGGACAGAACAACTCCGCCTCATACTCGGCGCGACGCTTCGGATCGCGAGTGCGCTCGACAAGCCCCTCGAGCAGCCCGCGCCAGGTGCCACCATCTTTCTCGGGGCGACCCAGCTCGAACGTCTTCTGTGCGAAGGCCCTCAGCTCGTCGCGGAGGGCGGAATAAAATTTTCCTCGGCTCGCAGGAAGTCCATCACCTGCTTGACAAGCCAGCCCTTGCGCCGATCGAGCAGCAGCTCGGTCGCCTTTTCCCTGGAAAACACCAGCTCCTCGCCGTTGAGCTTGATGGTCGAAAAGCCCTTGGTGCGAGCGACGATACCCTCGACATTCTCGCGACTGAGGTCGTCAGGCGTCTGCTCGTCTTCCTTCCACTTGCGGTTATTGGCCTGCGCCTGGCGGCGCGCCGCCGCCTTGCGCAGGGCTTCCCGCGAGAAGCGATCGGCAAGCTCGACTGTGACCGGATGGGCCGGACCGTAGAAGGTCCAGGTCCAGCCGGTCGGCAGGTCGGTCACGGGATGGCGGATAATGAGAACCGCCTCGTCGAGTGCGTCCAGTGACGCGAGATCCAGAACGTCGTCTTTTTCCACTTTTGCCTCCAGTTGTCCCCGGCGCCCGATTAGGGCGCCGTCGTCTGAAACGAGATCATCGAGCCGTTGCCGGTCGCCGAGCTATCGAGACCGACCAGGGCCGGCGGGATGGCGATGGTCTGCGTGCGGGGACCGCCCTGCTTCGACAGCGCCGAAGGATCGACACCGCCGAGGGTGAAATTCGGCACCGTGATCGATATGAAATCCTTCGGCTCGGCCATGTTGTCGACCGCGAGGACGTTGAGCGAGTACGGCGTCTCGGCCAGGAAGTCGGAGAAGATCGCCAGCGACTTGCGCAGCATGGTCAGGTTCATGCCGATCTTCAGCGGCCCGGTGAAGACATCCGGCGAATATTTCTGGCCGGGCGAGCCGAACGTAACCGGCGCGTTCGGCTGGATGTCGAGCGACAGGTCGAAGCTGGTCAACTCGACCAGGTCGACGCCGCCGAAACGGATGGTGGCATCGACCACCGAGAACGGCACATCGGTCGGCGCCGTTGGCGAGGTGAAGTAGGGCGAGGCGGCGGCGGCCAGCGCCTGCGCGTTGCCGGTTCCGACGCCGCCCGGATCGAACCGGAGCAGGCCATCGGCCGCCATCGAGAGCTTGCCGGTGCCCCAGACGAAATCGCTCAGCAGCGTGCTCTGGTCGATGTCGGATTCGTATTCCTCGACGGTAAAATATCGCTTCACCAGCGGTACGGTGTTGATGAGCCGCTTGCCGGGACGCGTGATCGAGCAGGACGTGTCGGCGACGGCGTTGACCACCAGCGTTTCGGCCACTGTGATCGTGGTCGCCGACAACCCCGTGATGCGCAGGTTCTTGCCGTTGTTCGCAGCGTCTGGAAGGCCGGTTGCGCGGATGATGTCGCCAACGCGAAAGCCCATCGCGATCGGGCTGCCGCTCGCCAGCACGATGGTGTTGGCGCCGGTCGTCAGCGAGGTGAAATCGGCCTGCGTCTTGGTCAGGGCGACCGCATCCCAGGTCGAGCGCATGATCGCCTCGATGATAGGATCGTGCGAGCCCAGCGACATCTCGCCGTTGTAGGCACTGTTTGCCTTCTGCGAGCCGTGCCGGCCGCGCATCGACAGGCCGTCGTTGCGGACCTCGACCGATTCCGTCGCGGCCTTGGACACTTTGATCCCCGCGCCGCCGGCGATGCGAAGAAGATTGGCGGCCGAGGCCGACGCCTGCACGCCAAGACCGGACTGCGCCTTGTAGGCAACGAGGCCGGCCGATTGAGACTGGTAGACCATCTGCGTCCGCTCCTATTTGATGTAGAAAAGCTGAAAGGGAATGACGACGACGGCGCCGAACCAATTGCCGTCGTCGCTCTTGCTGTCGCCGCCCTGCACGCTCGGCCCCTGTCCCTGCTCGCTCCAGCATCGCAGGGCCACGCCGGGCTCGGTGTTGTAGAGAGTCCTGGAGCGGAACAGCTCGACCACCTGGCCGGCGAGCGCGAGATGCGCCGGCAGGCCATAGCCCTTCGGCACCCACACATGCGCGAACATGTTGCCGACCGCGAGCCAGACCTGGTTGCCCGGAAGCCCGACGCCGCGCAGGCGATCGTCGACCTGAATCATCTCGAAATAGCACCACGGCACGGGCTTGCTGCTCGCCTGCGGCGGCCAGGGCTTTTGCGGCGGATCCTCGTTCTGGAACTGGATCGGCACGACGGTGAAGCCCGCGGAGAGGAAAGCGCGCGCAGCCGCGACCGCGCCGGCATAATCACCCATCAGCCCCTCGCCCTGATTTCCAGCGCGGGTTGACGCGAGAGCCAATCCTGCCGCGCCTTCTCCGACATGCGGCGCCCCGGCCTGATCCGCCGCGAGAACGCCGCAAACGCCGCGACGCCGCCGAACCGCACCGGCATGAAGGTAAACCTGACCACAGCACGATTGCCGTAGCGACCAGCGACGATCAGCGCGGTGTCCTCATAGACGTGCGGCGGAACGGACATGGTCAGACGGCCGATCTCGATCTTGCGCGCGTAGGGCACGGGATTGGAGATGTTGATCTGGTCGCCCGGCCGGAACGCGCCGACGTTGCCGCCCTGGACCACCTGACCATTGAGAAACACGGTGTGACTGTCGCGATAAAGGCCCGGATGCTCGTCGTCAGCGGCGCCGACCGGCGAGCGATCGTGCAGCGTCGCGAGCGCGAAATCGACGATGTCCTGCATCGCCAGATAGCGAAACACCAGGCGCATATCAGACCTTGATCAGCTCGTCCGACTGGCCGGTGACGATCTGCTCGACCTCGGTCGGGAGAACACCGTTGAACGCCTGATCCTGCTCGGCCTTGATGATGGCATGGATCATTTCCTTCCGCGCATGGCGCAGCGCCTCCTGCTTGGCTTGCAGGATGTCTTTCCGCGCGTTGAGGACCCTCGCCGCGCCGCTTCCGCTCCCATATTGTGCGATGCCTTGCGCGATCAGGCTCGTCTCTTGGCCGATTGAGACATCGGACGAGTCAAGAGCCTCGAGCCGGCGCCGGTAATCCTTCTCGTCGAAAACCTGCGCCATCAGCCGCGCACCTGGATTTCAAGCGCAACCAGGACGCCGGCGATCCGCCGCGTCGAATCGTCGACACCCTGGATTGCGACCTCGGCGCCGCGGATCACCAGCTGGTCGTCGCTGTCGAGCGGCAACAGGGTCGCCAGCGCGACCTTGCCGGACGGAACGGCCGCCGCGGGATCGTTGAGCAGGATCACCTTGCGGTCACCCTGCTGCACGGCGCCGACCAGCTCCTGCGGCAGGTAGCCCACGATACGCGCCCGCGCGACCGCCTCCATAACCGTCCGGGCCTCGCCCGTGCCGCTATAGCGGCGCACAATGACATCCTCGCCGACCTGCGCCAGCATTCTGCGATGGCTGACGAGGGCCTGGTCGGGCGTCATTCGCCCTGGCCCTTGCTGGTCTCAGACGTGATCACCTGCCCGATCTCGCCGGTCGAGCCGCTCGAGGAGTCCCCACCATCGTTTGGGCCGCCGTTGCTCCCGGCCGTCATACGGGCGATGACCTGGTCGAGCGCCGAGCGGGTGACCTCGAGCGAGCCGACATGGGTTTTCAGGGCGGCGTGCTGGTCGTCGATATCGTCCATCACCGTGTCATAGCGCTGGCCGGTGACGGCGAGATCGGCCTCCTGCCGCTCGGCGCGCGCCAGGCGGCCCGCAAAGCCCGCCAGCTCGATCGGGCGCTTGATGGTCCGGTTCATGTCGATCACCTCCAGAATTGACGGGTTGCGCTCGATCGCGACGAGCAGCCGGCGCAACTGCAGGCGCCGGCTAGCGGTGGCGACGAGTGCGTCGATTTCAACGGGTCTTGACCCGCAGCCGGATCGTCTGCTCCAGCTCGGCCCCCTTGGCCGTGGTGATGCGGTTGACGACCTCATAAGCCTGCCCCGCTGCGCCGCCGGAGATCTGCACGGTCGCGACGGTCGCCGTGTTGGCTGCATTCTCGGCGAGCAGGCCGGACGGTAGCTCAAACGTCGACGTCGCCAGCTCGTCACCGGCGCCAAGGCGCGCTGTCCAGTCGACCGCGTATTCGATCCGGCGCTCGGCCGGGTCTTTCGGCGGCCAGACATGCCGCGCGGTCCGCGGCAGCAGAACGGCAATTCGCGACATCACCAGGCCTCGTCGAGCATCAGGTTGCGGACCGCGCCCGGGATCAGGGTCGCGAGGTCGGCCGGCACGGCGAATTGCTGCTGCCCGACGCCGAACACGGTGTCGCTGGTCAGCGTCAGGCTGGCCTCGCCCATGGTGTAGAGATGGCGCAGCATCAGGAGGATCGCGACCTTGACATTGCCCGGCAGGTCGGCCGGATCCTCATAGCCGGCATCGAACCGGATGACGACAGGCTCCGGCGAGCGAGCAAACAGCAGCGGCCAGCAGGTGCCGAATTTCGGGACGATCTGCACGCTCTCACCCCTGGTCTGCACCACATAGGCGGACGGATCGAGCGTCGCCTGTACCTCGGTGGTCCAGTCCACATATTTGATCGACGCGACCTGGTCGGCGAGCACGGGCGCGATCGGCAGCTCGAGCGCGGCGCGCCAGCACGGCAGCACCCATTCCAGCGTCTGCAATACGAACACGCGCTGGACCAGCGACTGGCAGAATTTCGTCGCGGCCGGGATCAGCGCCCCGATCATCAGGTCATTGCTCGAGTCCGCGACGCGCAACTGCGCCTTGGCTTCGGCCAGGGTGACCGGGTAGGTCGCCGGAGGGGTGACGATGCGGAGCATTGACGGCCTCAAGGAAGATGCGGCCCGGCACAAGCGCCAGGCCGCGAGTCTAGCAGCGAAATCAGACGTTCTGCACCACGCTCGCGAGATCGTTGTCGGTGCCGAAGCCATAGCGGGCATCGAAGCCGAGGATCGTCGCATCGACCAGCGAGGCCGCGGTGCCGACCGTCACCGACAGGCGAAACCACTTGAAGCCGTTGTTGAAGTCGAGATCTTCCTGCTTGAGGTCGATCGTGACCTGGTTGTTGTCGTTGGAGGCCTTCACCAGCTGGGTGATCGACTTTCCGGTGACGTCCTTGACGCCGGTGCCGGAATTGTCGGTCGCCTGCTGCAGCTTTGCATCCACGGTCGCCGAGGCGCCGAGCACGCCGCTTTTCAGCACGGCCATGAAGTTGTGGAATGTGGTCGCGTCCATCCAGCCGGAGGTGACCGTGGTGGCGGTCGACTGCGGGCTGATGAAACCGACGATGCCGACGCGCTGCGACGGCTTCATTGCAGGTCCAGACATTGATTTTCCCTATGTTCTGGAGGTTGAGGACGAAGGCGGACCACGCGGGCCGGAGCCCGCGCAGCAGCGCGCGTTAGCGATTTTCCAGGCAGACGAAGTGCGACTTGCTGCTGGCGCCCTTGGCCGCAGCGACGGGCGCCGAGAGATAGGGCTGCCCGCCGACACGGAATATCCAGCGGAAGGCCTGGACGTTCTGGTCGAAGAACAGATGGATCGACGCCGCGAAGTCGATGCCGCCGCCCTGCTTGGTCGCGAGCGCGTAGCCGGAGAGATCGGCGAGGACGATGTCGCCCTTGGTGCCGAGCGTCTGGCAGTGCTCATTGTAGGAGAGCTGCTCGCCGAGCAGGATACCGCCCTTGCGGATGCCGCCACCGGTCAGCGCCCCATTGATCGGCAGCCAGGCCGCGTTGTTGCCGATCTGCAGCGTGCCGAGCTGCGGAATGGTGTCGCGGTTCGCCAGGAACTGCGGATTGCCGCCATCCATCTCGAGCAGGCGCGACGCCATCTTCAGCACATTGGCCGTGACGAGCGTCCCGGCCGCCTGGCCGGATTCCTTGGTCACAGTGACCAGGGCGGGCGACGCCATGAAGCCGAGCGGCTTGCCGTTGCCGTCACCCCACATCACCGCTTCAAAGGCCTTCCAGCGGATCGCACGCGCGGCCTGGACGGTCAGGCGGTTCTGCAGCCGCGGCGCGTCGTCGAGGACCTCCTGCGTCGCCAGCACGAAGGCAAACAGCTCGTGCAGCTGCATCATGGTCGGCGTCAGGGCCGCCTTGCTGGCGAGCATCTGCGTGCCTTCCGAGCGCCACGCCGCCTGGACGCCGGAGGCGCCCCACGGCGTGGTCTCGTCCTTGATGATGCCGACCGTGTTGCCCTGCGTCGGCTCCGGGTTACAGAAGCCGAGCAGGTCGTTGTTGTCGAACACCAGCGACCAGATCGCCTCGCGCCACTCGGTCGGAACGAGAACGCCCTCGCCGGCCGAACCCTGGTTCTGCTGATAGCCGGTCGCGGCCGCGGAGAAACGCGGGTCGACGATGCCGCCGACCGCCATGTTGCGGACGGAAACGGCGAACTCGGCGAGGCTGGCGAAGCCGGTGGTTCGCGCCGGATCGCTATCGCGAACGACGGTCGCTAGAGCGGGGTTGCTGAAGGCCGAAACGGCGAGCGCAGCGCCAACTGCGGTCGAGGTGAACAGCGAGGCGCGGCGCGCGGCCTTCTCCTCGGCCGCGATCTCGGCGTCGAGCGAGCTCACTTCCTGCTCCAGCGCATCGACCTCGGCCTCGAGCGCAGCAATCGAGGCCTTTTCCGCCTCGGTCGCGTTCTCATTGCCCAAGATCGCATTGAGCTTGTCGAGGGCAACTTTGCCAGCCTTCGCCTTCTGAGCGCGGGCCTGGCGCAGCTTCTTGAGATCCTTCATGGGATCAACCTTCTCCTGTGATGACGCCGGACCGAGAGCCCGCACTCCCGCTGTCCGGCGACGCGGGTGGGCAACCGAGATTTTCGGGGAACGCTAGTCGAACATCAGCGCGGAGCGACGGCGCGAGGCCGTGCGGCTCGGCATGCCGGCAACCATGCCGGCGATCACGCTGTCGAGGGTGGCGACGCGGTCGACCATGCCGCGGGCCATGGCTTCCTTGGCGCCGAACACGCGGCCCTGGCCGAATTCATCCTTGACCTTCGCCTGCGAGACCTTGCGGCCCGCAGCGACCGCCTTGACGAAATCGCCGCCGGCGGCGTTGGCGCGACCCTGCAGGAAGGTGCGCGCTTCATCCGACAGCGGCGCGAACGGATGCGCCTCGTTCTTCATGGGCGACTGCTCGGAGCGGATCAGCGTCATCTTCATCCCGACCTGCTCCAGCCAGCCGGAAATGTCCTGATGCATGATCATGGCGCCGATCGAGCCGACATCGCCGGACGGCGAGATCACCAGCTCGGAGGCCTGCGAGGCGATCCAATAGGCCGCCGACGCGGCGAGCGTGTTGACGACGGCCACAACCGGTTTTTTGGAGGCCGCATAGGCAAACGCGGCGGCCGCCTCGGCGGTGCCGGACACCGTCCCGCCAGGGCTGTCGACGTCGGCGACGATGCCGGCGACATCGGCATCGTCAGCGGCGCGGGTTGCGCTCGCGGCGATACCGGACAGGCTTGAGCCGTACCAGGACCCGCGTGGTGTCAGGCCGCCATAGACGCCGATCAGCGCAATCTTGCTCGGCTGCGTCGAAACAGTCTGCGCGGCCGCGGTGAGCTGCTGCTCGCGCGCCTCAATGCTCGACAGGCCGCCGAGCATTGTCGAGACCTCGATCGCGACCACGGCGTCGATCGACGTGATCTGCGCGATGACCTGGCGCAGCTCGGCGCGGTTGTCATTTGCCATTGTCGTCCTGCTCCTGGTCGGATGCTTGATCGGCCTTGTCGTCCGCGGCGCCCGTGGCGGCGCCGGAATCCTTGGTCAGCGGATTTTTGTAGTCGTCGCCGCCACCATCAGTCCGCAGCGGCATGTTTTCGAACCGCAGGATATCGTTGGCGGACAACCATTCGCCCTGCCGGCCCATCAGATACGCGGCGTAACGCGTCTTGAGATCGCCGCGCAGCAGGCCCGCGAAATTGAACTCGACGAACAGATCGTTGGTGTCGTTGTCGAGCAGCAGATCGCCCTCGGCGGCCTGCTCGATTGCGATCGCGAGCGGAGCCAGGCAGTAGATGACGAAATCGAGCGACTGCTGCTCGATGTTGTTGTTGGTCGACCGCTTGAGCCGGCCGGCCCGGTGCGGCGGATAGCTCCACAGGCCGAAAACAGCGGTGTCGGCCGCATCCTCGGTCTCGAGCAGCTGCGCCTCGGAGTTGGTGACCTTCAGCTGCGTATACTTCGCGCCGTATTTCAGTAGCCGGTCGCGATGGCGGTTGCGGCCCGTGCCGTTGCGGCGCCAGGTATCGAGGAAATCGCGCTCGGCGTCCTTGTCCTTGAAGGTGCCGGGATGCTCGATGATGCCGCCCGTGCCACCATAGTTGGCGAACCAGATGTCGCCGTACTCATGCACGGCGATCGCGCGGGCGAACACATTGCGCGCTGATTCCCAGATCGGCTCGCCGAGCAGGCCGTCCTCGCGCAGCGGGTTGCCGCGCAGATGCCAGATCTCGTCGTCGCGATAGGTTTCAGGCGCCAGCGAGGCGTTCTGCACGATCGTTGCTGGCGGATTGAACGTGTAGTAGAGGTGGCCGTCATAGCGGCGCTCGATCTGCGCCAGGCGGCGCGGATGCAGGATGTCGAGCCCACCGAGACCGTAAGGCTCCGGACCGAGCCCGTCGCCGGGCGGCAGGATGCGAGCGAACGCGTTGCGATAGTAGGACAGATGCCAGCCGATCTCGGAGATGAATTCGCCCGGCTTGGTGATGCGGTTCGGCCGCGCTGACAGCAGGCGCGTCAGCGGATGATCCGGCAACGCCGTGCGCGAGCCCTTGGCACCTTTGCGATAGACCGAAACCGGCAGCGTCGAGAGGGACGAAGACATGCCGTAGCGGACGGACTGCACCGAGCCGAGGCCCGAAACGCTCCGGTCGTTGACTGCGACGTTAGCCGTCGACATGCCGCCGCCGAGCGCGCCCCAATATTGCGGGTCCCATTCGTCGCGCGGTTTGGTGATGTCGATCGAGTCGGCCATCACCCGCAGCGCATTACCGATACCGGACAGAAAACCCATCAAATCACCGTCAGCATATCGGCGCCGGTCACGAGCATGCCGGCCGAGGGATTCCAGCTCATCAGGATCGTGGCCTGCAGGAGCGCAATCAGCGGATCGATCTTGGCGCGGCCGGCGACCTGCTTGGTGATCATGTCGGCATTGCCACGCTGCTCGACCTTGGCGTTGCCGACAACCCACGTCATCAGCGCCTGGTCGGCGTGGAAATAGGTCGCATCGGCGAGCTTGATGTCGAGCCCATAGACCGCCGGCGCCAGCGCCGGACCCTGGAGCAGCCTGCGGATCATGTCCTCGGTGACACCGGCGCCGAACAGCGCCTCAAACAGGGCCGCCGCCCGGTTCGGGTCGATGCCGACGGCATTCTTGTCCGGCAGGAGCCCGCTCGCGACGACCGTGGCGACTATGCTCGCGAGATCCGCGTGCGCCGCGCCGATGTCGAGGATCTTGAACGACTCCTCCTTGACGAAATCGTCGAGCTGCGCGGCAATTTCCTTGCGCCGCTGCAGAACGATCGGATCAGCCCAGCCGTAGCACCATGACAGCCAGTGCCGCGTTTCCTTTTCGCGGCCCATCACCGCCAGGCCGAGCAGATCGTCGCGGCCGCCGCCGTCGACACCGATCGTGACGACCTCGGAGCGCGCAAGGAGAGACTCGAGCGTCAGCCTTTCGTCGACCTGCTGGTCCCAGAGATCGGCACCGGACCAACCTTCGTTGTTGATGCCCTGGCCGATCTCGATGTTGAGGTGCTGCGAGGCCCAGATGCGAACCGCATCCTCGCCCTTCTCGCGCTCAGACTCCCAATCGGCTTTCATCCCCTCGACTGTGATCGGCCGGCCAATGTTCGGCATCACCATCGGCCAGTTGACAGGGTCCATCCAGCGCGGCTCGACGCCCTGCTGACGTTCCTCGCGCGTCAGGGTCGCGATGTCGCGCGGGAATTCGTACAGCAGCGGCAGTGTCGACCGCGTCACCTTGCCCCGCAAGGCGCCGTCCCGCACGTTCCGCGCGAATTTCAGCTCGCTTTTGAACGCGCCGGCCGGAACATCATCGCTTTGCGTCGTCGCAGTGACGAGAAAGCCTTCCGGCGTTTTGTCGAGGCCGCCGCGGATCTGGCGCAGCACGCGCGAGGTGTGTGCGGACTTGCCGAGCACGTGCAGCTCATCGACCAGGACGGCGATCAGCGCCATGACGCCTGTCAAAATGCGCAGATCGAAGGTCGCAACCATGATTTCCGACTTGGTGACAAGGTCCTCGATCGTCTTGAGGTGATCGCGCGGGCGAAAGCGGCGCTTCAGGTCGGGCGATTCCTCGATCATGCCGACCGCCTGCTCATAGGCGCGATCGGCGACCGCTTGCGTCGGGCCGAGGAACAGCGCGGTCGCACGCGGCCGGAAGTTCATCAGCATCGCGACGACCAGCAACGCCGCGCAATTGGTCGTCTTTGACGAGCCCTTCGGCACCAACGCGAAGAAATCGCGGATCATCCGCACCTGGTTGACCGGGTCCCAAGAGCCGAACACGGCGCGGACCAGGTCGCGGAACCACTCGCCGCTGGCATCGCCGAGCCGCGGATTACCCGGCACGTCGGGCAGCCGAAGCTCGTCGAAGAATGCCAGCCCCATGTCGGCCTCAGAAGCGAACAGCGGCAGATCCGGCATCAGCGAGCGTCCCTCGCGGATGCGGGTCTCCCAATCCGGACAGGACGTGTCCCACGGTGTCACGAATTGAGCCCCTGCTGCCGACGCGCCATCAGCTCACCCATCGGCGAGCCCGTGTTCGGCTGATGCGCCGCGAGCAGCGCTTCCTCTTTCTTGCCGAGCTTGGCCGGCTTCGCGGGTTTCGTCTCGGCCTCGACCGGAGCCGCGGCAACGGGCCGCGATGTCTGCCCGAAGTTCATCAGGTCGTTCCGCTCGACCAGCTTGAGGAACGGACCAAGGCGGCCCTTGTCGACACCCTGGAAGGCCTTCATGAGCAACGTCGCGTCGAGACGATCGCGCGCGACCGCGCGATATCGCAGCTCAGAAAAATAATGCTTCCGCAGCGTCGGCAGCGTGACGCGAAGCGCCGCAGCGATCCGCTCATTACTCCAACCCATCGCCAGCAACATGTTGACGCGATTCCGGTTTTCGACAGTCGGCACATGCTCCGGCCGACCACGCCCGCCGTGGTTGGCCGGGATGGGATCGCCAAAGAGGTCGAAATTTGTAGCCACGACGAAAAAAAACCTGCGAATGAGAGAGGGGCCGGTCTGTGGAGCGAGGGGCAGTGAAGATTTACCCACCCCCTACCCCTTCAGTGCCAGACGCCGCGGGTGTGGAGGCTCGACTGCTCTTCCAGCTGCTTGAGCTTGTCGTGGCAGGACTTGCAGAGGGTCTGCAGGTTGGTCTCGTCCCAGAACAGACGCTCGTCGCCACGATGTGGATTGATGTGGTCGCACACTAAGAGGGAGGTGTTGCCCTCGACCAAGCCACACTTCCTGCAGGTGTAGAGATCACGCAGGAAGATCGCGAGGCGAAGCGCTCGCCAGCGGGCCGTGCTGTACCAGGCCTTCCAGGGCAGCTTTGGCATTGACGCAACGGGTGCAACCGGTGGTAGGCTGCCGCCTCACAACAACCTGAGGAGGACGCAATGGCGGACGATAAGAAGAACCGCGGACCGGCCGACCGAGCACGCATCAACGTGCATGAGGATTATGAGGTCAGGTACTGGTGCGAGAAGTTCGGCTGCACAAGGGCCGAACTGGTCGAAGCCGTAAACGCTGCCGGCGTCATGGCCAACATGGTTGAGAACTACCTCAAGCAGAAGAAGCGATGAAAGAGAGGCCGCTCACGGTCTGACGTGAGCGGCCTCAGTCAAGGGAGGAAACGCCCAAGGGAGGGCAGCGGCAACGCACAGGCGCGATACCGCACACTCTGTGCGTGCAAAAGCCCGGCTCGATGGCCGGGCTTTGTGGGTCGCGCTTCGCGCGTCTACCTGAAATCAGGTGCTGCGCATCAGGCCTTCCGGCATCTGACCCGAACCAACCTCAGCCGCGTGGCGTACTGGCGATCGGTTCGATCTGCATCTCGTTCATCTGGAGCGAGACGCTGCGCTTGAACGCGTCGATGAGAACGGTGAGTCGGCCCTTTGAGTCAAGCCTCTCGATCCTGCCGATGAACTCGACGAACGGTCCATCCACGACCCTGACGAGTTCGCCAACCGACAGCCTGCCCCGATGTCGCCGCTCGGACCGCGGCGTGTTGAGATAGGCCTCGATATCGCGCAGCGTCGTCATGTCGCCAACCGACATCCGCGCGAGACACTCGCCGACATGGTGGAAACCGACGACGTCGGGCAGCGCAGGAACGCGCTCATAGTTCGGGACGAAGATCAGGCCAGGCACAAGCGGACGAACGACACGGCGTCCGAGATGCGGCTTGCGTGCAGGGCCGCCAACGCCCCGCCTCACGAAGCTGATCTCGATCGGATAATAGCCGTCGATGCCGCAATAGCGAAACCATCGCATGACCTTCTGCTCGCGGCCGGGATAGACGTCGAGCAAATGCCAGTGCGTCACCTCCGGCGCAGCGAGACCACGCGCGGCAACACCATTGCGGAAGTCCGCGATCCTGGACTGCATGTTCATTCGTCTCCCCCTGCCTGTGATGCTTCAACGTCGGACCACGTCCCATCCTTGCGCGGCGGCCACGGCGCAGGAGCAAAGAAGCCCATTTCATCCCCGCGGCGCTCCAGCAGCGGCGATCTGACGCCGAACACATTCGAAGCGAGGAAGGACTGCCACGCCGCGACCTGATGTCGATCGACGATCCATTGCCAGGACGTCTTGTCCGCGACCTCGGCGAACGCAAGGACCTGCGGCGTGAGGCCGCCGCCATAGATCACCTTGCCGTGGTTGACGAACAGCCGCGCTTTGGCGACAGCGTAGAGCGCCTCGAGCGCGCGGTGCTCGGTACCCCCCTGTTCGAACGCCGCTCGCGCAACGCTCCCCCCTGCAGAGCCCTCACCCTGCCGCAAGAGCGTCCAGCGCTTCTCCTCGAGGTAGCGCCATCCGGCCGGGACAGACTTTCGCCCCTGTCGCTTCAACTCGTCGAGGAACGGCCCGACGCCGTCCAGCGCAGCTTTCTCCTCATCGGGCGAGAGCGCATCGGCCGCATAGTCGGTACGCTGGCGATCATCGACGACAGCCGTAGGCCATCGCTTGCGGAACTCGGCCTTGAACTTTTCCTTTCGATCCCTCACGCGCGCACTCGCGTCTCTCTCAATCGTTTTAAGGGGACGTTCTAAGGGGGCGTTACTGGTGCCCGCGTATGTGTGGGCACCCGTGCCCGCGTATGTGTGGGCACCCGTGCCCGCGCATGCATGGGCACCCGTGCCCTCGGGCGGGCACCCCTGCCCACGGGCGGGCACCCCCTCCCCGTTTTCCGGCACTTCTGCATTTTCCGCATGACCGTCGTCGGCGTCGTCGTCGGCATCGCGCTCGAGGCTTTTCAGGTCGAAATCGTCGCGATCGAGCTTCACGCGATATGCATAGCTCGACGACGGCGTCGAATCCTCAGGACGCCAATGGTCGCGCCGCCGCTTCTCCACCCAGCCCGCCTCATAGAGTCGGTCGAGCGAGCGCTGCAGCGTGGCGCGGCCGCAGCCCAGCTCGGCCGCCATGCGGACCTGGCTGCGCGTACACCAGCCAGCGCGATCGATATGACGGCCGAGCAGACACAGCGTTTGCAGGTCGCGCGGTTCGAGCGAGCGATCAGTCACCGCGCCCGCGGGAATGATCGACAGACGGGGATTAGACACGTGATGCCTTGAGAAATGGAGTCAACTGGACGCTGTAAGCAACTGCACTGAATTGGTTTTGCCGTTCGCGAACGGATTTCACATCGACGTGAGAGCCAGCATACCGCCTCGGCGCTTTACAACTGGCGGTAGAGGCTTCATTCTTGGGGCCATGGCCATCGATGCCGCGACCAGCCAAGGCCTTTATGACGCGATGAAAGGTTTCATCACCGCGGGCGGCAACTCGCCGCACAGTCCGCTGTATGAATTCGGGAAGGATTACCAGACGTTGCTTGCGGCTCTGGTCGCGTTCGGCGCTGCGACGCTGGCCTATTTCGGCGCAACAGCGGGCGTCCGCGAGAGCCGCAGGCAGGGCCGACTGCAAACCTCGACCAGCCGACTGGGTCTCTTCGTACGCGTCCGAGCGGCAGCCAACAGCGCCAGAAGCGCAGCGGAATATCTGAAGATGCAGGTCGACGCCTGGTTCGCGCAACTTCCCACTTCCATCAAGTCCCCAGACGTGCCGGCGGAAACTTGGATGGGATGGCAGGCAAACTTTGGGCTCGCGACAGCAGCTGAGTTCGACGAGGCTTGGAAGAGCGTTGAAGCGTTCCCTTTGACGGCGGTTAATTCGCTGCGGTCCCTCACTATCTGTTCGCAGCAGCTTGGCATGTTGGCAACGAGCGGGGTCGGCAAACCGGCCGATATTGCTCAAGCATCCATTGCACGAAATGCTCTTGGCCAGGTTGCGACACAAGCCGGAAACTTGGTCAAGATCCTCGATCTCGAAATCGAGCAGTTGGGCAAGGCGATCGCAAAGAGCTCGGCTTAGTCCGACCCGCGCATTCATGCCGGCACCTCGACGGCTTCACAAACCGGCGTGTTGCCGCCGACCTGGATTTTCTCGCTGCCACGATACCATTCCTTCCAGTGATCCTGGTTGCCGTGGCTGTCGACGCCATGGCACGAGACGCAGATGATCTCGCAGCCCTCGCGCGTGCATACCTTGCGGCTGTCGCCGTTCGGCTGGCGCGTCTTTTCGCTCCACTTGTGCTTCATTCCGCCGCCTCCAGGAATTTCGGCAAGGCGGCCTCGTCTTGCATGATAGCGTAGACGTTCGCCTCCATCTGCTCGACGGAAACGGCGTTGCCGATCTGCTTGACCTGATCGGTCTTGGTGCCCGCGAAGTGATAGCCACGATCGAAGCCCATCGCCGCGGCGAGCTCGCTCGGCTCGAGCATGCGGAACAGGATGTCGTACTCGAGTCCCGGCTCCACCAAATTGACGTGGCCGCTGGCACAGACCGCCGGCGCCGGTTCGCCAAGGTCATGCACGCGCGGCGCCTGACCGGGCCGCTCGCCGAATTGCGCGGCGATGAAGGCCAGCTCGCCCCGATTGGCGGTCGTCAGCGTCGGCAGCGGATCGGCCTCGACGTTGCGCGCCCGATTGCTGCCGTCGCTGTGCGTGATCGGCATCACCAGGCCAAAGCGCCCCTTGGCTGTTGCAGTCGGTAGCGGATCCTCGCCGCTGCACAGCGTCTCGCCGGAGCCGGAGCCGTAGTAGGGCGAGATCAGGCAGTGCGAGTGCTTGGCGACCTGCGTCGGTGTCGGCTCGCCGATCCCACGCGGCGCGCCGTCGCCATGGCGCGACAGCACGAAGGGCTCGACGACATAGCCGCCGCCGGACGTCGTTGCGGTCGGCGCGGGCTGGTCGATGGGATGGGCTCGGGTTTCGCCGAGGCCATCACCGGCACGATTGAGAACGAACGGCTCGACCAGCATCGGCCGAGCGCAGCCCTGTCGCTCGGATCCGGCGCCGCCGGTTGTGATCGTCGGGAGAGGTTCGCCGGCACTCCGCGCCTCGCCCCAGCCGTTCGGTGACAGCACCAGCGGCTGCACCAGGCCGACATGCGTGCCGCGCGCCGTGAGCGCCGGGAGCGGCGCGTCGATGCCCTGCGCGGCCATGTGGTTGCGCAGCACGACGATGAAGGGCTCCGGCCAGCCGAACTTGACGATGCCGGCATAGATCCGCTTCAGCGTCTTCGGCGCGAGCGGCTTCTTGCGCTTGAAGATCGACTTCCCCTGGATCGACCAGTCGATGATCTCGCGCGCAGGCCGGTACGGCTTGAGCGCCTTTGCCGAAGCCACGTCGCGCCGAGCATGCGTCGCCACAGGCAGGATCAGCGGGCGGTCGTCGAACCGGAAGAAGCCAAAGAACCGCTGGCGCGTGGTCGCGCCGCCGACGTCGGCGGCGTTGAGCTTACGCCATTCGATGCTGGTAGCGCCCAGGCGGCGGATGGTATCGATCCAGAGCCGGAAATATTCGCCTTCTTTTTCCTTGATTGGCCGCCGCGTCTCAGGATCGACCGGCCCCCATTTGGTGAATTCCCAAACGTTCTCGATCAGCATGCGCTTGACGCGCAGCTCGGTGAGCCAGGTGATGACGTGCCAGGGATCGCTGCGCTGCTGGTCGCTTGTCGGCTTGCCGCCACGCGCGATCGAGTGATGCGTGCAGGTTGGCGAGGCCATCAGCAAGTCGAGATAACCCTCCGGCACCACCTGGTGCGGACGGACCTGCGAAATGTCGGCGCAATAATGCCGCGCGCGCGGGTGGTTCCGCTGGTGGGTTTCCAGCGCCGTGCCCCAATGGTTGACGCAGACCAGCTCCATCTCGAGCCCGAGCCGCGCCAGCGCGCGCTCGGCGCCCGTGGAGGAGCCGCCGGCGCCGCAGAAGAGGTCGGCGACGAGGATCTTTCGCGTCACCGCTGAGACCTCCGGAAACGGGTCTCGAGATCGCCGACGACAAGCGTCGTCACTTCCGGCTCGGCCACATGGTCGAGGGACTTGTCGAAATACCGACCGCGCTGCCACCACGCGATGGTGTAGCCGGTCATGAAGCCCGCAAAGGCCGCGATGCTGATTGCTGTGACGATGACGTTTGTGCTCACGCCACGATCCCCGTCAGCTCGGTGAAGCGCTCCAGGAACAGCCCACGGGCGTGCAGCGGCGCCAAGCCGACGATTTCGGTATCGAGCGGCTGTTCGCTGTCGACCACCCACGGCTCGCCGGTGTCCGCCATCACCTGCATCCGCTCGGTCCGCAGCACGCGGCGGTCGGCAAGCTTGACGGCAGGAGGAGTGACCTCGGGAAGGCCGAACGCGCGGTAGACCGCGGCCTGGCATCGCTTCTCGGCCGCCTTGTAGTCCGGCATGAACTGCTTGATCGGCGACAGCATGTCGAGCAGGTACGCCTCGCTGCCGTCGTGCAGCAGGCCCGCAAGCGCGTCGTCGCCGCTGAAGCGCGAGACAAGGACCGAGTGCTCGGCGTTAGAATAGAACCGCAGGCAGTGACCGCCGAAACGGCACTGCATCGCCAGCGCGTGCGCGATGTCCTCGATATGGACATCCTCCGGCCGCGGATCGAGCGGCCAGAATTTCCGCCCCGTGTAGGTTTGAATCCAGCCCGCCAGTTTCATCGCATTTCCCCCTGCTGTTGAACGGATGCCGGCGCAGCCAGCTGCGCCAGGAACGCCACGCCATCGTCGGTAACGAGCACGCGCTCGGTCGTGCAGTGCGCAAAGCCACGCGCGCCGACGAGATGGCGGATCATGTCGGGCTCGACCGCGTCCCAGCGACCCGCGGAGATCTCGAGCAGTGCGAGCTGCTCGGCGAGTTCGTCGGCATCGATCGGCAGGCGCGTCTGCAAGGCGCCGTCGACCACCTCCGGCGGCGGCGCGTCGTCGAGTTGGCGGGCCGCGTCAAACAGGCTCATCTGCGGCGCGCGATAGGGCTCAGTCAGGCCGGCCGTCGGCGCTGGCGGCAGCTCGACCGCCTCCAGCTCGCGCAGGCGGTCCCACCCCTGCCCCCGCAGCGCCCATTGCTCGCCTTGCTGGCAGGTGTAGCCGCGCGCCAGGTAGAACGCGCCGAGCACCGGCGCGATGTCACGGCGCGAGTGACAGAAGTCGGAGAGGATCTTCAGCGCCTCACGTTCGCTGATCGAGGCAGGATCGAGTTCGGGCGCCTCGGTCGCCGCCAGCCATTCCGAACCGGCCAGCTGGTCGATTGTGATGACGTCGCCGGCATCATAGGGCGCCCCGTCCGCGACGGCCGCAGCGGCGCTGGCCCCGTCAGTTGCTTCCGCTGCGGCCGCCTCGGTCTCACCGGAGGGCGCCGGGAGGTCTGAATCCGCGTCGCCCGCCGATGACGGCGAAGGCGCCGCATCGGTCGGGTTGGCGATCGCGCTGGTTTGCAGCGCGACGCCGGCCTGATTGCCCCACGCGCCCCAATTCTCCGGCAACGGATGCTCGGCATCGACGCGGGCGAACAGCTCGAGCACGGGCAGCGGATTGCCCTCGCTGTCCTTGCCGACCATGGTCGCGATCATGTGGCGGTAGAAGTCGGGTTTTCGCGAGTGCTCGCGCGGCCGCTCGCGATGGTTCGAGCCGAACTTCTCGCTGCTCTCCGGCTTCGGCAGCCCGCGGCCGCGCTTGAACTGCAGCAGCAGCTCGTCCTGGTCCCACACCAGCAGGCCGGAGCCGGAGACATCGGGATGCTCGGAGTCGGTCTTGGTCCAGACGTAGCAGGTGGAATAGGCGTCCATGCCCAGCGCGAGCTGGCAGGCATAGGCAAGCGGCAGGTCGACGGTCGCCAGTGCGCATTCGCCGTCGGCGAGCATCACCTCGGCCTTGAACGGCACCTTGGCGAGCAGATGCGCCCGCGGAATCCACATCCACGCCCACGCGTCCGGCAGCAGGGCCTCGCCGGCGCGCTTGAGATAATCGAGGATCTCCGGCCAGGGCATGGTCGGGTAGTGGTTCTCATAGGCGCGGTTGCCTATGCCGGCCTTGCGCTGCCAGGGTGGATCAGCCGACAACGCCGGATACAGCCTCCCCTCCGGCGTGACGCTCGAGGCCGAGGACAGCGCCGCAGCGAGGTCACGACGATGGATGCGCCCCTTTTCCTCGGCGTCGATCTTGAGCAGGTCCATCGCGACCCGCCCCTGCCCGGACCGCATCTCGGCGGCGTGCTTTTCGAGGGCCCGCTCGAATTCGGCGAGATCCATCGCCGCCATCTTCTGCGCCCGCGACGACAGCTTGCGGTCGATGCCAGCTTCCTGCAGCGTGACGCGCAGAGGCTGCGCCTTGAAGGCGTCGAGGTCCGCCTCGGCTTGCGCCAGCGCGCCGCCGTCCACATCCGAAAACTGTTCCTTATCGGAACGGTTTTTCGGGCGCCCTTCCCTGACTTGCCCGGCGTCCTTGGCCGCGGCCAGCAGCTCGCCCATCTTGCGCTCGGCCCGGAACCGGATCTGCGCCGCCTGGATCTCGAGCTGCTTGTCACCGGCGATGCGCGCCGCATGCCGCAGCGCCTCGGCCTGGCTGCGGATGCCCGCGACCTCGTCGACCGCAACCGCCTCGGCCAGGGCGCGGCGCGCAGCCTCGTATCGGACCAGCTCAGTCAAAGGGAATCTCCTCAAACTGGCGCGCTGGCAGGCTGGCGAGCAGCCCGATTAAGATCTTGTCCAAGCTCGGCGCCTCGCCGCGGCAGCGGCGGTTGATGATGTTGTCGCGCTGCGTCGACCAGCGCCGGTTAGCCTTGCGGTTGTCGAGCGTCTGGCCGTTGATGTGGTCGACGACGTGCTGACTAAGGAACGCGTCGTCGCGAGGGTCGCTGCGGATCTGAAGCTCGCGATGCATGCGCACGGTGTCGCGCCGCGGCCCGGTGTTGCGCTTGGCGTAGAGAAAGCATTCCTTGCCGCGGCCGCCGTGCCAGACGTTCCACTGCCACTGCATCAGCCAGTCGAAATCCTCGGCATCGACCAGCGTCCAGACCGGCTCACGCGACGACAGCCAGACCCTGCGCCATGGCGTCAGCGTCAGATCGGGTAGCCCACGCTCGAATTCGACCTCGCGGGCGCCAATGATGTTGACCGGGGCCTGCATCATCACAGCATCCCCAGCGCCCGCATGTAGGTTTCGAGGATAGTGTCGAAGGCCTCACGCTCGATCGGGTCCTGCTGGCGCAGCTTGACGATGGTCTTGAGCGCCTTGGTGTCGTAGCCGTTGCCCTTTGCCTCGGCGTAAACGTCTCGAACGTCGTCGCCGATCGCCTTCTTTTCCTCGAGCAGCCGCTCGATCCGCTCAATGATCGACTTCAGCTGATCCTTGGCGAGCTGCTCGGCGCGTTTTTCGGCGACTTTACTCACGACGACAGCCCCCGCTTCCAGAGCTGCGCGACCGAGACGAGCCGCGTGTAATCGCAGCCCTCGAAATCGGCGTCGTACTGCATCAGGTCATGGGCGATGCGGTGCGCGGTCCATGTCTTGAGATCGTGGCCGTTGGCGAGCGCACGCGCGGCGGCATCGGCGATCATCTGGGTGGTGGGGACGGTGCGGCCGTTCATGGCGCCCTCACCAGCTCGCGAAAGTTGGCGACCCAGCCCGCGACGAGGCTTTCCGGCAGGTTCAGCTCTTGGGAAATTTCCCAGGTGTCGCGCTTATGCAGCCAGAGCGTGATGGCCTCGCGATAGCGCTTCAGCTGCTGCCGCGAGACATCGGCCGCGTTCGGCGACCGGTGACGAATACCCCCCATCATGCGCCCTCCAGCAGGCCGGCATCGACGCGGTAGGGCTTGACCTGGTAGTAGCGCAGGCCATCGTCTTCCCGCACCCGCGGCATCACGCCCTTGACGTCGCCGCGCAGGAACGGCTCGCCGTCGATCATCAGGACGGACGGCACCTGATCATCGACCGTGAGCGTGACGACGCTGCGCGCGCCATCAAGCCAGTGCACATCGGCCCGCTCGGCCCGGATGCGGCCACTCATGGCCGCCTCGCCCAGCGAAAGCCGAAACCGCCGTCGGCATCCCGCGGCAGCATCTGCGCGGCCGCCGCCACTGCCAGCACGCCGACGACCAGCACGGCCGCCAGCATGACGAGGACGCGCAGATCCTCAGGATCCGCGATGCGCGAGGCGATGTCCTCGGTCATGGCTCCAGCCCCCGCTCCAGGGCAGCCAGACGCCGTTCCGTGTCGGCCTGCAGGCTGCGCAGCTTTGAAATTTCGTGCGTACGGCGCAGCGCCTTTGCCCATGGCTGGACATTGCTGCGGGTCAGGATGCGAATGATCTCGTCGCCGACATCCGAGTTGATCAGCGCGATCAAGGCCTCGGCGTCAGGCGCGTGTTTTCCGGTTTTCCACGACTTGCAAACGTCGGGATGACGACCGGTCCGAATGTGCAATTCCCAAGCAAAACCAACCCTGAAACGACGCTGCAGGAACTGCAGCACTGGCTGCCAGGAAGGAGAACTTCGCCCCTTTCTGGCGGGGACTTCACCCCCCGCCGGAGTTGGCGATATCGCTGGCTTGCCCGTAACCTTCTGCCCCATGACGAACCGCCCTAAGCCATGCCCGGCGCAGACAGCGCCGCGATACGCGAGATCTCGGTCTCGAGCGCCCGGCGAGCAGGACCGCGCGTCGGCGGCCCCTTGGTCTCCCAGCGATGGACGGTGCTCTGGTCGACGTCGAAACGCGCGCCGAAAGCCGCTTGGCTCTCCCCGACCATCTCCCGCGCCCGCCGAATCATGTCCCCGTCCATGACGCAACAATGCGTTTTGCATTATTCACGTCAATGCCTTTCGCATTATAAACCAATGCAAAATGCATTTATGGCTGAAATGCATGAAAGGTTGGCCGCAGCCCGGAAGGAAGCTGGGTTCGGCACGGTAAGGGCTGCGGCCGACGCTCTAGGCGTCAAAGAGGTCACTTACGCCCAACACGAAAACGGCACCCGTGGGTTTCGACGGGACGCCGCAGACAAGTATGCGCGGAAATTCCACGTCGGCCTGGAATGGCTGCTGACCGGGAAGGGCCCGAAAGAGCGGCGGCCGGCGAAGATACCGGCGAGCGAGCAGCGCTTTGTCGCCCTCGTCGGGTACGTCGGCGCTGGCGCCGAGACCCACTTTTTCGCGAACGATGCGCCCCTCGACGAGGTCCCTGCCCCGAACGGCACGACCGAGGAGACGGTCGCGGTGGAGATTCGGGGAGACAGCCTAGGATCATTCTTTGATCGATGGCTGGTCTTTTATGACGATGTCCGCCGGCCAGTCACCACGGACCTGATCAACCGCCTTTGCGTCGTCGGCATCGAGGATGGTCGAATCCTGATCAAGAAGATCCAGCGCAGCAAGTCGCGCGGACTGTTTCACCTGCTATCCCAGACTGAACCGCCGATCCTCGACGTTCGGATTGAGTGGGCCGCGGCCGTGAAGAACATGGTGCCCAAGTGAAGAGCGGACCGCCGGCGAACGCGCACTAAAAGCGGACAATGCAATACGCATTGACGTAATAATGCAATTTGCATTATTGTTTCCCGTGAAACATCTCACGGGAGACCGCCGCCGTGCCGCGCCCACTCGATCTGTCCGCCGCCGCCTTTGACCAGCAGCTGAAGCTGCACGGCTTTTTCCACATCCGCGCCGAGGGCCGCTTCGCCGACGTCCGCGCCAAGGGCTGCCCGCGCACGGAAGCCGTCATCCGCGGCAAGCGCCTCGACCGTCAGGCCACGCTCGACGCGCTCCTCAGGGACCGCAAGGCCCGCCAGGACGCGGCCGCGGCCGCCGAGGCCGTCCAGATCGAGCGCGAGCGCGTTGCCGCGCTGATCGCCCCGCCCGCACTGCCTGCGGCCCGCGCCACGCTCCAGGGCGCCGCCGCGATCGCCCAGCTCGCCGACGACTTCATCGTCCTCACCACCCGCAGCGACGGCGCCGCCCTGCCCGACCTTCTGCGCATGGGCTGGCGCAAGTCGCAGGTGTTCGAGCACACCGACGCGGCCCGCAGCCTGGCTTATTCCAGGCAGAACGGGGCGGCGGCCTGATGTGCATCCATTTCCCCGACCTGCTCCTCGTTTGCGGCTGCCCGGATTGCACCGTCTGCGTCGACCGCGAATTACCGTTTCCGCCGCCATCGACGATCTCCGCCCGCGACATGCGCTGGCGCAAGCTTCTCGCCAGCCGGCATTTCGTCGCTGTCGCAATCGAAGCGCCGTTGGCGGCAACGCCTGTCATCCGGAGCGCGTGACGATGGGCACGCGCGCCAACACCCACACCGAAACGTATTTCCTACGCCTGCTCGAACTCAGCCCCTTCGAGCGGCGCACGCGCGGCGGCTGGCGGTTCGGAACGCGGCGGATCAGTGACGGCGTCGCCGATCGCCTGATCGCCAGCGGCCGCGCGGAAGTCCGCGGCGAGCAACTGCATCACAAGGCGGAGGTGACATGAGCGGCGTCAGCATCATCATGGCCGGCGCGCTGCAGCGCGATTTGATCGCCCGCGGCGTGCGTCACATCGACTTCGGCGACTGCGAGGCGATCGTCGCGCGCGTGCTCGATTGCGCCCGCACCATCGAGTGCGCGACGCGCGATGACGACGCGCCGCCGCGGCGCTGCGAGACCGGCGAGATCGACCTCGATCTCACCTGCATGGCGTGCGGGGCGATCGAGGGCGAGACGTGCCGGCAGCTGATTGCCCGTCACCAGCCGGAGGGCGAGCGATGATCGCGCCGCGACGCGTCGTGATGCTCTCTAGCGGCGGAGCTGGAGGCGACATGACCGACGAAGCCCGACGATCGCCGACGCCAACCGTGTCGCACGCGACGCGGCCCTTTGCACTACCAATGTCTCGGGCTGCTGACAGTATCGACGATGATGCGTCGCTCGCCATCAGGGCTTTCCGGTACGCCCTCCCAATCAACAACCAGGTTTTGGCGGCGGAGCTCGATCACGGCGCTCTCGTAGCGAACATGAGCGTCTCTGGGCAGATCGCGGACGCTCGCGGCCCAATTCGGAAGATCGCTAGTGGCCGGCTTCAGCTCGGTAATTTGCATCGGACAACCAGAGGGCGGCCTCACCGACCTAATGAGTTCGTTCAGCAGTGCTTCGGCGGTTTTAATCGTCACGGTCAAAAAATCCTTGGTTGTTCGACCCCATTATTACACGGAAATACTGAGGCGAAACCAAGGACCGGTTTCCCCGGGGATGCTGAGCCCAGGTAGAGCGCAGCTATGTGGCGGCAGCTAAACCCGTCTCACCGGCCGGAGCCGAAATGATCACCGAGGCGCAGCTGCTCGCCGACATTGCGCTGGTCTCCGAGATCATCCTCGAGCACGGCGAGAAATACGCGCCGCTGCTCGATCGACTCGAGCAGGAGCTAGAGGCGCGACGGCGCGATGACCCGATCAGCCGGGCGCGAAGACACTTGGCGAGTGCTGGGCTAACACAATCGCGCACTGCAGAAGATCTGCCAAAATAAAAAGAGCCGCCCTAGTCAAGGCGGCTCTCCAGCCCGAGGGAAAGGGCATCAACTAGCCCATCCTAGGTACATTTAGCGACCGGGTTCAACCATTCGTCTCGCCACCTGTCAAGCAGTTGTTGCTTCTTATTTGACATACGCCAGCGACATGCGGCGTTTTGGCGGATCGGCCGACAGCACCTTCACAGGGATTTCAGCGCCAATGTCGAAAGTCTCGTTCGTCGCAAACGATCGAGGGAGTTTCGAAACGTGGAGCAAGCCAGTTACACCGGGGTAAACCTCGACGAAGAGCCCGAAAGGCTCCGCGTTCACGATTGTTCCCTTGGTTATCGCTCCGGGTGGGTACTTGTCGAATACTTCGGCCCACGGCCCCGTCGTCAAGGAGCGCTGCAGCTTGCCGATCCCGACTTGGGCCATAGAAAGATCCGTCAACGCGTCAAATCGATTTTTATCGAGTATCGAATTTACGATCGCGCTCTCCTTGTTTCGTTGATCCTGGAGATATCCAACGACCTCTTTCGCGTTGTAGAGTACAGTCTCTGTATTGTAATGCTGCGAGATATCTCCGATCCGGCCTGCCACGCGTTTGGCGACGAGATCATCCGAGAACCAAGTGTCCTCAGCGATGGCGCTCCAATAGTAAGTATTGTTAATCAGTTCCAAGTGAACGAACCCGGCCGGAGCCAAACGAATTAAATCCTCATCGGAAATGCCGTCAGTTCGAAAATCCTCCGCGACGGCGCAGCGAGCCTTCACGAGGTACTCGACTTCCCTGCGAATTGCCTTTGGATCGAGACCATACATAGAGAGTTCCGAGATGACGTCCCGCAGCGGAAAGTAACCTTTCAACCCGGTAGGGCCAGCCTCAGAGAACTTAACGTCAAGCCAGCGCAGGATCATCAGGCGAGTAAAGTAGCTCGGCCGCGCATCCTTCGTGTCGATATCGGTCAGGTTTTTAAGATGACCGCGATCACTATCGTAGAATCGGAAGCTCTTACGCAGAAGGATTGCGAGCACCACACTGAGCGGCAGAGTGTACTCACCCCTGTTCTGACGGATATTAACGATTAAGTCTTCAGTTATATGGCCGCTTCGGCAAAATTCCTGGAATAGCTCAAAAGCAACTCGCAAGTTTCTTCCAGATAGTCCGTCGAGCATGCGTCTGATCTGATGATCATGCTCAAAGACTGACCTCACCATGGAGGTCAGATAGTACGCTTGGTCAGTTGCGGCGTACTCGATCTTAAAGCCATTCGGAAGGTCAAACTTGTAGCTTTTCGGCGCGTTCTTTGCGAGCTGATTGAGCGCCAGCTGTATTCTCGTCACCAGCACGTGGTGAAACGGAGGAGGCTCTATGCGGAAAACCATGTCCTTGAGGGCCGTGTCGAGAGGCGGCTTCTCACGAAAATTGTCGTAAGTCTCGTCGCGGAGCGGTAGTACCACAAGGGCGCGAAACTCGCTTTGCACCCACTGCGCAGCTTCAAACATCAACAGCTGCTCATCTAGCGTCCGCTTGTCACAGTTGTCGAGAACTATGACAACCAGCTTTTTGCGCTCGTTTCCAAGATGCCTGCAGTGGCATGCCGCACGAGTATGCAGATCTGCATCCGCATCCTTCAGTGTTTGATAAAGTTCGATGTTGTACTTCTCCGGATTGCTCTCCAACAGTTTCCCGAGTCCCTTCTGGAAGCGATTTGCCTCAACACTATACACCGCCTTAAGCGAATCAAAGTCGTCGAAATCGAGCTCCGGATAAGCAGCGCGCAGCCCGCGCACGATCTCTCGTCGAAGAAAATCATACACTTCGGCATGGGAGACAGGTGCGGTGTTCATATTAATATGAACCCACACCGTTTGATCCCTGACGTCTTTAGATAGCGAAACCTCCTGCAAACGGTCGATGAAGGTCGTTTTTCCAGCACCTGCCCCTCCGACAATCAGGAGCACTTGGTGCTCCAATTGCCGGGGAGACGACATAATTTTCGATATCTCAGTACCCTTGCTTGTATCGGAGATGAGTTGCGCATGAGCCTGCGAACCTGGCGCAGACGCCCTCATCACCTGATCGATGGGTTCGACATAACGGTCGCGCCTTATCGACGGCACGTATCCCTCTCGGGCGACGTAGGCACGGTCCTCTCGTCGGATGGGATTGAACACATGAGCAAGATCAGCCGAAATCGTTGCACCGAACGAATTGTAGCCGACCACGTCGGACTGCACGGAGCTTCCGCCCACCAGCCGGCGAGGCTTCCAGTACCGATGCGGCTTAACAAGCTCGCTAATCCGAAGGTACTCGTCCTCAAGGCTCTCAGTACCCAAAAATTTGTACAGTTCATCGAGCTTTGCAGAATATGGATCAATGTCGGAGTAGGACAGGATGAGAGCGGGCTCCGCCTGATCAAAATGACCTGCGTAGAGATGATCTCCGTTAGTTGCGAGCACCTTATTTAGCGGGTTCAGCTTAGCCGGGAACATCGCATTCAATTCAGCAGCGTAGAGGCGAGCTTCCCGAAAGGCTTCGCGCAGGTCACTCCCGCGCTCTTTCACCTCAACGACTAGCAAAGGGAGATTTCCTCGAACCACCAAATAGTCGGGGAAATAACTCTTCTGCTGCGCTCCCTTATCGATGATAAACTTCCGTACGTTTCGCTTTGTGACGATACCCTCGCTGGGCAACTCTAATCCGAATGGCTTTTCCGCCACTAGAAAAGGATAGACGAACTTCTGCTCAACATCGCTCTCGTTGAGTAGCTCTGACAGCTTAGGCTTTGCAAAAGGCATAACGTTTCTCCGTTCCAAGCAGCCTATCTGCCAGCGCCGCTGTTGAGAAGCTCTAGGCTATCAGGAAATCGCGGATCGCACATGGCCGACGACAGACAATGGCACTGACAAAGCCATCCCAGGAGCAAGCGCGATCCGCTCTATATACTTCAGCTTGAGATGCAGCCCGTGCCCGTCGCCGTATTTCGGCTTGTGGGTGTCGTGGCCCATCAGCTCGTCGGTCAGCTCATCCGGCGCCTCGGCCTCGCGCAGACGATCCTTGAAACTGTGCCGCAGCGAATACAGCACATGCTCCGCAGTCTCGCGCAGCTTGTGCTCCTCGAAATATTTGTTGATCGCCCTTGAGAGGTTGTCGCCATTGTCACGGTAACGCGGGAAGCCATCCGGGAATTGCCGCATTGCCTCGAGCGCAATACCGACCAGCGGGATGTCGCGATAAGACTGCTCTGTCTTGAGCACGCGCTCGTCGGGCCGCACCTGGATGTGCGGAATGTTGGAGTTGAGCACGATATGCGCTTCGCGCAAATTGATGATCTCCGATGGCCTGGCGCCCGTGTTGACCATGATCAACACCACCGCGCGCTCCTCAGCGTTCATGGTATCGAGCGCGCCTGGCACCAGAAGCCGGTTGACGATCCACCAGGGCGAGAACGGCGGCCGCGGCCGCGACTTTGCGCCCTCGAGGCGCAGGCCCTTAAAGACCGCATCGAGCGGCAGGCGATGGCGCCGCGCCACGGCAGAGAGCGCACCTGTGATGTGCGTCAGGTTTCGGTTGGCCGTTCCTGCCAAAACCTCGCCGTCGACGACGCGCTCGGCCCAATGGTCCACATAGAGCAGCGCGTCGTCACGCGAGATCCGATCGATCGCCTTGTCGCCGACGACGCGGATCAACACCTCGACCGCACGCTTTTTGCCGCTGCGCCACTTCCGGAGCTGCCCCTTGGAGTATCTCGACAGCGCAGCCTTCCTGACGATCTCCAGCTCGTCGACCAGCCCGGACAGCCTGATGGTCGGCAACGGAACGCCGCCGACTGCCGCAGCAACAGTCACCGGGTCATGCCGGCGATCGCCGGCCTCGATCGCGGCCAGGCGCCGATGAATGTCCTCGATCGATTCCCGAACGACGTCCCCGATTGGCTTATAGGAGAGCTCTAGTGCACGCGCCCGCTCGCGAGCATCTTCCAGAGCCAGAACGGCGTCACGCGCTCCTTGCCCCGCTTTGGCCCGCCAGGACGCCTCCAGATCGCTTTCGATGGTGCGGGCCGCGCGCGCAGCCTTCACGCCGGCCCTGTCGTCCCTGATCCGGATGCCGGTCGAGATCCGGATATTGACCCGCGGCTCCACCTCGGCGAATTCCGGCGGCCGGCGCCGCACGTAAATCCAGATCCCGCCTCGCCGCCCCAACCGCTCCGGCAT